GCAGCTACGTGCGATTCGGTGTGCAGGAAGTACCAATCGTTATCTTCGTCTTGGATCTCACTGATTACGGTAGATACTGACTCAGTAGAGCTGTTAAAGATTGTGAAGTTACCAGCATCAGCACCAACAGAGAATGGTTCAGTACCTTTGATCATCAACTTGGTGACATCTTTAACCGTTGCAGTCAGAACAGTTTTCAGGTCGTCATCAGCAGCGATTGCAGCAGAGAGAGCGGTAACGATCTGAGCTGGAGTTGTCACACCTTCGATTACTGCGGCGCGGATGGATTTCTTCATCTTGCCAAGGTAGATATTCAAGGCCACATCTTCGTTGTTAACTTCGGCAGTGAAATCTACAACAGTTGCTTCCAGTGAAGTTCGACCAATCGTAACACGGCTCGGGGCGAATGCACCAGAGAATGCCAAGGTGGCAAACTGGTATGCTGGAGAACCAACTGCGAATCCGTCCAACTCTAACTCAGCTGTTGAGCTGTAAGAACGTGAACGTTCTGCAAAGTTGTCATGCATTGCAATAAACAATGGGGTTTCAAATCCCACACGGCTAATAGGTTGAGTGCCAAGTGTTACCGTGACATCAACTACCTTATCTTCGTAAGCCATCTCATTTCCTCTTTCAGGCGATTATTGAAAGGCACCCTAGTGCCAACGGTGTGATCACTGATAAGGTGGCTTATCAATAACCGAGTTAGAAATCTTATTCTTAAATTTGCTTGCATCCTTCTCTAGGTCAACATTAACCTTGAAATTATCAAGGACTGTATGCCTGTCGTCAGTTGCTGTGACGTTCATCTCAACTGCCTTAAGATCCTCATAAATTCCAGTATCGCTTTCCATAAATGAAACGTTGAAATTTAACTGGACACGGGCACGGATCTCGTAGTATTGTTGGTTCAAAGGAACCTTGATACGAGCAATAGAGGATGAAGACGAATAAGCAAATGCAGAGTAGTCTGGGAAATACTCATTATACACATATGACAAGTTGTAACGCTGTAGCATCCGAGTAAGTGACTGGACGGCATTTCCGCGATAAGCTGTCAGTGTGTAAGTTACATAATAGTTGTGGATCGCTAAGAATCTACCATTCTCATCTGTCTGCTCCAAAGTTGTCCAGTCTAGCTGGTCAGCTTGTGAGAGGTCTACAAGAATAAACTCACCTTCAACTTTAGGGATGATATCTTCACCTGCCAGAACAACCTTTCTTCCGGTTGCCTCATTAGCGAATTTACCTACCAATTGGGTGAGCTCTTTAAATGCCGCATCGGAGTCGGTGTATACCATTACATACCCCCTTCTGTTCCTTCAGGAACTGCAATTAGGTAGCAACGGAATCTTGAGACACCTGAACTTGGGTAGGCGTCAACCTTCATCACCGTGAACCAAGTAAGTTCTCCATAAGAATCTGTCAGTAAGAGTTGGTCAGATAGTTTATCTGTTCCTTCTCTCGCACTAAGTAATCTTGTACTGGTGTAGACAGTGTAAGAGTCATAATCACGCTCACCTTCTTCGGCTAACTGGTTATTCTGATCGCGGGCCGCTTTACCTCGCATTGGTTGAACAACACACTCTAATGCATCAAAGTCTTCAAATGCCACAGTACGGCTTCCGTTGACGAAGATGTCAGTTGGGTCTGTCTTGCTCCAAGCTCGGTGGCGACCCTGACAAGTGACTCTCGGTATTAATCGGTTCTTACCGATAAGTACGTAGCCCGCCATGTAGTCTCCTCTTAGTCCTCTGTGCGCTGACCAACTTTGAATTTGGTAGCGTCTTGCAGATCGCCGTAATGAATCATTGCATCACTAAAGCCTTTGACCTTAGCCCAGTTATCAGAAACCTTATTATTCGAGAAGGTGCCAGCGTCAATAGTGAACTTAATCGCCTCAACGCCTGACTTACCTATCCGGTTTAATCCTGAAGTGAAACCCTTACCTGCAATAATATCATTCATCAAAGACTTAATATGTTTATTTAAATCATTTCTGAACGATAATTGAGTGCTGTATATGAAGTTTCTTTCTGGGAGGTTGTTCCAACCGAACTCATGGATAGCCGCCAGATGGGCCATAGTCAATCCGGAATAGTGTGTCTCATCGTCATAATAACCGTATGTGACCTCTAAACCGGATAACTGCTTGAGTTGATTGTGGAATTTAGTGAGGGCAGATAAATCCTGTTTAGATTTAAATCTCATCATTCCCCTCAATTAGGTTATTTTACCACAATAGGGTAGCAAAATCAACGGTTTCGTGTGACACCCCTACGGACTCCCCAAGGACCTACACGGTTATCGGATCCACAGGAATACCCACGGCAATGTGGGAACAATCCTTGCTCGCTGTACCCATTGCGTGAGTTGGGGTTGTTCTTCACTCGACAGAACTCATCGTTGCGGACGCCGCCGACAATAACCAGATTCCCTACGATGTTTAAGCTCGGATCAATATAGTCTGGATTCAATAACAACCAGTCAAGGAGGTCTTGCCAGTTCTTAAATGCGCTGCCGCCCTTGATCGAGATTGTTTCATCACCGATCTTTTCAAAGCGTTCAGTTATTGAGGCATTACCACTTGAAACTTCTTGGAATATTAACCAACGCAAGCAGTCAACAACCGTATTATAAACCATAAGGTTGAAGCGCTCGGGATACTTTTCAAGATCTAAAGCAATCGTCCACTTCATTATAAACATAGTGATAATGGAGTCCGGCAATACATCCTCTCCTACATTACCGAGCAATGCACGGATGTGGGCGATCAATTCTTCTTCAGTCACGTCACTTCTCCTCTGTTGTAAGTTATTATTTTATCAGAATGATGTTGGATTGTCCCGATAAATAGAAGGCCGCTCGTAAGCGGCCTGTGATGGTTAATACCCTTGAATAAAGAAAGTCTGTAGGGTACAGTAAGTGATAGTTAAACCACTGAAAGTAATCCTTGTAGGGGAACGATCAGTAATGAACTGGTGGAATGAGTATGTATCGACACGCTTACACATATTTGATCTGTGTACCGCATACTGGGAAGTTTTGAATGGTATAGGGAGTTCTAGAGAGATCTCGCTCAAATTCGAGCTTGGTGGTATCTCCATGTATAGCTCCTGATACCCATCAGAATACTTCCTGTACCAATACTGAAGGTTTGCTCCTGCGGAACTCTTACCTGTTTCAACAAGATAACTCTTATTCCCAATCATCTCATTGAACTTGGCAGCAGAGTCTGCGCTCCTCAACATATCCTTATTGAACTCAGTTACATCCGTCATGTTCTCTACTAGATGTTCTGTATTATCATCCCCTTTTGGTCCTTGCTGTCCTCTAGGTCCCTCTGGACCTTGAGGGCCTTGCAATCCTTGATCCCCTTTAGGGCCACTGGGACCTTGAGGTCCGGTATCGCCTTTATCCCCTGTTGAGCCCCTAGGACCTAAAAGCCCCTGAGGTCCCATAACACCATCACGCCCTGCTGGACCTTCATCACCCTTTGTCTCCTTTAGGTCCCTCAGGTCCAACTGATCCGTCTACACCATCTTTACCTGCCGGACCCTGTAGACCATTTGGGCCCTGTAGTCCTTGTTCACCTTGACCACCCTTTGGTCCCTGCAATCCACGTGGGCCATCAGGACCAACTGGGCCTTGAAGACCTTGTTCACCTTTAGGTCCTTGTTCGCCCTGCGGGCCAACCTCTCCTCCACCTTTTCCTATATCGGTGAACTTTATTTGAGTGCCAGTCCCTGTATCTACAAGGGTGTGACCATAAATGTAGCCCTGAACACCTGTATTAGCCATTCTATCCTCCATAAAGAAAAACCGCCACAAGGGCGGCTTATTTTACTGCTAAGTTATTAACCGCCAGTGCTGGCGATATTGTAGCTAACAGTTTCCTGCGTAGAGTCAGACATCTCGAAGGTTAATGTGACAGTCGTGCCTGAGGTAGATGCTGTAATCTTGGTGATACCACGACCTGCATCGCCTTTGGCTCCGGCTGCGCCGCCATCACCTTTGTCGCCTTTAGGACCTGCTGGGCCCGCTGGACCAGTATCCCCCTTATCACCTTTAGGACCTGCTGGACCGACAGCTCCGCCGCCCTCTAGGATCTTAGAAATTGGAACAGCCTTTCCTGTTGCAGGGTCTACAATTGCATTACCGAATAACAGACCTGCTACACCATTTACCGCCATAATTTAACTCCTTACAATTGGATTACAGAACGTAACTATTTTACCATAAAAATGAGTAAATAGCTTGACTTGTGGTTGAAACTATGCACACCTATACAGCTTTTGCTGTGGATATGGCGAATTCATAGTTTGGGATAGTTGACAACGATATAGGACTGCCGCTAAGATCCAGAGTTAAGCTGTTCTGGAGTTCCCATGACCTAAGTGGTACATTTGCAACTCTTGAAGTTAGGGTTTTACCAGCAGCTCGATCATTTATCTCCAGCTTACTCGCTGCTGTAGTGGACATATCATCAGATATTGCCTGAGAGTAAAGTGAGATAGCCAAAACTTGGCTTGGTGAATCAATAGCAACCCCGTATAATCCAGACTTTGCATTGGAATTATTACCTATAGCATAATCAGGGTACACAGGCTCATCGCTGGTGGTTATTCTCTTCATACCCATGAAGGTGTTCAATGATCCACTGGTGTTTCCAACAAAGGTCCAGTTAGCTCCTACTGGAGGTGTGCTAAAGCTATAAACCCCTGCTGAAGTTATCGACATGCACCTTACTGGACCCAACCTGCCAGTTTTAACTACATCGGATGGCTTATCATGGGCCAGATAATAAGAAGAGATGAACATAAAGGATGGATTAGCTACAAGGATCGGTGATGCTGCAACTGGCGTACCATCACCAGCTATGGTAGCTGAGGTGTAGTTACCAAAACCGATTCCGAGGTTTTTCATATCGACCATTGTGATAGTCATAACAAGGGTATTGTTATAAAAAATCTTTACTGTTTTTGCTTCAAAATCAATCTCAAACTCTATATACAGTTTTATTTCTGAAGTGTTTGGACCTTTAAGCCAACCTTGAACAGTAGAGGAATACTTACCGTATACCACCACCGGACTGCCAGATACAGTAATGTTCCTATCTACCCTGCATCCAATATAGACCTTCCCCTCTTGCTTAGGCCTTCCTAGTTGGCTATCGCCCCACATGACGGTATAGTAGGCAGCTGCGTCACCTGCAACAACTTTGCTCAAACTTAGAGCCATCTCCTCCATCCTGTTGGGGGAAACACCAATCTGGGCACCTAGTGTAGTTGACCCTGCATTATAACTACCTCTTGATATAGCCAATGAGGGTCCGAAGTAATATTCATCTCCGTCTGGGATATCCGTGCAGAGGGTTGAATGTATCGCGTTAAGGTAGTTAGATCCGGCGTAAGGGCTGTTTGCTGAGCTTACAGGCTGAGCTGCAATGTTGAAACCTATTTGTTTTTTGATAGCCATGTTTACCTCACCAAGAAAGTTGGATACATACCGTAAACACGGAGAGTCCCAAAAGGTTTAATCAAGAAAGTAGGGTACATTCCATAAACCCTAAGATTTTTAGCTGATATGTCGTGATTAGATAAGAGCATTGCCCACATATTAACTCCTAGTCAAAGAGGGGGCCGAAGCCCCTCTAGGTTTATTAGTAGCTAGGTCCGACTGTGGCAACAAACTCCTTATCAAGGCCATCCCAGTAGAATACTAATACTGTTTTGGTGTTACCATAGACAGGAGCCGTACCGCCTGACCATTTAACCTTGGCTGGGAAAGTGATGCTTCCAGCTGGTTTCCCTTTAACCACAATAGTGAAAGGTAATGCCTCACCATCAGGGCCATCGGTAATGGTAACTTCAGTAACGGTAGAAGCGATCTGCCATGCATTTGACTTAGACAGGTCAATAGCCCCTGTTGCTGACAAATTAATAACAGAAGAATCTTTCTTCTTAATCCAACCACCATCCTTACGGAGGTAGGAGTTACCGTCCTGAGGCGCATCGTAGACGTTGCCGCCGCCGAGGTGTCCTTCTAGCTTCTGCCATGTTCCTGTTGACCCACCTGCTACTTTCAGGTAGATTTCCTGATTAATGGTATCCAAGTAGTAGTCATCAACGGATCCTGTTACAGGGGTAGGTGCGCCTTGGCCCAAGATCCAACGGTTCCCGTTATCACCTTTATCCCCTTTAGGTCCGCGATCCCCTACAGGTCCTTGGTTCCCTTGTGGTCCGCGAGCACCGATGTCACCCTTAGGCCCCTGAATAGGTCCCAAGTTCTCATACGCTGTGCCAGTCCAACCCCAGAAGTCGCCAGAGATCAGGTAGCCTTCACCCAATTGGCCGTCGGCTGGTAATTCAGAAGATGAATTCTTCTTACCTAGGATCTTAACACCTGCACCCATTTCACCCTGAGGGCCTTGTGGACCTTCCGGACCAGCATCACCCTGAGGACCAACTGGGCCTTGTGGGCCAGTATCACCTTTCTCACCGTTCTGACCATTGGTGCCATCAACACCGCGAGGGCCTTGATCTCCTTTTGGTCCACGGAAAGCTCCGAGGTTAGCCCATGCTGCACCATCCCAAGCGTAACCTACTCCATCTACAGTCCAAAGATCACCGATGGTATTTCCTTCAGAAGGCAGTTCTGGTACGGTAGGCTTATTACCTTTAGGTGTCAGTGTCGGGCCTGATTCACCCTTCTCACCTTGATCACCCTTAGGTCCGATAGGGCCTTGAATACCTACTTCACCCTGAGGACCAGCGTCACCTTTAGGGCCTACTGGTCCGGTTTCACCTTTATCTCCTTTAGGGCCTTGGATTGGGCCGATATCTGTCCATGCTGAACCATCCCAGACATAGCCTTCACCAGCGATCAACCACAGGTCGCCAACCGTGTTACCTTCAGTAGGTAATTGGTCAACACTGTCCTTGGTTCCCTTAGGAATCAAACCAGTACCTGCATCACCTTTGTCACCCTTAGGTCCGGTTTGACCGACTGGGCCTTCTGGTCCCTGAGGTCCTGTTTCACCCTGTTCACCTTTAGCTCCGTCGGCACCTTTAGGGCCTACTGGTCCGGTGTCACCTTTGTCGCCTTTGATCTCGCCAACATCGTTGAACTTATCACCGATCCAGACATATAGATGACTACCAACCATCCAGCCATCACCTTCTTCGGCTGTGCTAGGTAACTCACCTACCAGATCAACGCGCCCTTTGATATTCAGGCCAGCACCAGTGTCGCCTTTAGGTCCTGCTGGTCCTACTGCACCCGTGATACCACGTGGGCCTTGGGCACCAGTATCACCTTTAGCTCCTTTAAGAGAGGCGAGGTATTCAGGTTTTCTACCCTTGAAACCATTCTCAACAGCTAGGTCATAGATGTCCTGACCGTCTTCGCCTTTAGCGCCAGTGTCACCTTTTACACCCGCTGGGCCAGTATCGCCCTTGTCTCCTTTAGGGCCTTGGAATGAACCTAAGTCTTCCCATCCAGTTCCGTTCCATACATGAACGTTTGTCCCTACCAGCCAAGCATCCCCGTTGGTATTACCGCTGGCAGGTAGATCGCCTACGGTGTCTTTCTTACCTAGGATCGTAATGGCGTTGGCATTTTTACCGTCTTCGCCTTTAGGACCGACAGCGCCTTGTTCACCTTTAGGACCTTGTGGGCCTACAAGTGAGGCTAAGAACTGCTGCTGTGACCCCGTGTTGCCATTATCCAACCAAACCTGATAAGCTGACTTACCTGCTGGACCTACTTGACCTACTGGATCCCACTTAGTCCCTTGCCATACCCACATCTGCTGCTGAACGATATAGGTATCACCGTTCTTGTTGCCTGTAGGTGGAAGCTGTGAGGTGTTATCGAATGAACCGAGGATTGTCAGACCAATACCGTCTTGGCCTTTCAGGCTCTTAAGCCACTCATCCATAGTGCCTTCGAAACCATCCTGCTGAGCAACCTCGTAAGCGGACAGTCCTTGAGGACCAACTACAGAACCAACGTCTTCCCACTTAACATCGCCACCTAAAGAGGTGCGAGTGAAGAAGTGACCGCCGATAATATAGGTATCGCCGTCGGCATAGTCATTAACATCGGGGAGTTGGCTTTCATCGTCTAGCTTACCTAGAACATTAAGACCAAGGCCGATATCACCTTTAGGTCCTCGCTCACCTTGGACCCCTTGCTCTCCCTGAACACCTTGAGGGCCTTGTTCACCCTGCGGGCCAACTGGGCCTTGTGGACCTATAGGACCCTGAGCACCAGTGTCACC